GTCGACAACAAGTATTTTGCCTTGCTTTTTCATTGTGTTGCGAAGTTAAGAAAAATCCCCCCAAAAAAAGCCAAAATCAAAAAGGAATGTCAACGAATCCATGCAACTATAAGATGCTGGATTTAATGGATTTATCTGTTTAGAGGACCTTAATCCATAACCGACTCCACCCATCGCCCTTCCGGCACCAAAAGATCGATCCGCCAACTCTCCATATCCAAATCGCGTATAAGGCGAGTTCGTGTTATTTTGAGCCCACAATGGCAATTGTGTAAAGATAAGAAAACTTATTATTACTACCTTATTGCCGTGATTGCGTTAGGCGCGTTGGTATCATTGGCGGGCTTGGCGATCATGTCGGTGGAGCTGAGCAGAGCCGAGCGGCGGAAAGCATGTTTTTACTTTATCCGCAGACGGGACAGGCTGGATGCGGATGTGGAGTTTATCGATTTGGACAAAAAAATAGCACCCTGACTGTTTTGGCGAACGCAGGTGCTATTTACCGTAGGAATACATAAGTATTTCTGCGTTTATTGTAACACTGATGTGGAGGATATGTCAATGTACGAGTATCAATGTAGGTGCTGCGGTTGCATGATGGACCCGGGCGAGGGTCGGAATGGTATGTGTGATGACTGCGTTACCGGGGAGACAGAACGGCAGCGCCGCGAGGAGAAGATGGAGCGAATGACCCGGGCAACGGAATGGACGCAGCTGGAAGTGGAGGATTTTTTGAATGAAAGCAAGGTTATGTAACAAGGATATGTGCAATCTTGTGGATGTGTTGCGGGAATTGCCGGAAACACTGGAAGGGGTCGGCATTGCGGGAATTGCCACTATTACCGTTACGGATGACGGGAGCATTAGCGGGGTGCTGGCTGTTTCGCCAGAGACAGCAGTGAGACTTAAGATCAGTGACAATGGCGACAAAGGAGAGTGGGAGTATATCGATGATTGAGATCGCGCCGGATAGACGGGATTATGAAGAGAGAGACAGCGCACAGGAGGCATGGTTGCAGCGACGCCCTGTATGTGTTTGCTGCGGTGAGCACATACAGGATGAGTCGGCACACTTGATAGGTGGAGATTATTACTGTGATCGGTGCTTGGATGATACAACGGTTTATTTTGACGATTGAGAGGTGGAAGAAATGGAAAGTACGTTATTGCAGGCGAACGAGATAAGCTGTAGGATACAGCAAATTTCAGAAAAAGGGCTCTCGTTATTGCTTTATGTCACATCGAGAGATGGTCAGAAACGCTTGGATGAGAAATACGGTCCGCTTGGATGGCAGGATAAGTATGAAGTCATCGATGGCGATTTATACTGCATTATTTCTGCTTGGGATGAAGCCAAACAGATGTGGATAGCAAAAGAGGATGTCGGAACGGCATCGTACACAGCAAAGGAAAAGGGGCGGGCTTCGGATGCATTTAAAAGAGCCTGTGTTAAGCACGGAATAGGCAGGGAACTTTATACAGCACCGTATATATGGATTAACGCGAAAGATGCGGGTATTAAGACAGACAACAATGGAAAAGCCACAACTAAGAAAAAGTTCAGTGTCAATCTTATTACATACACATCGGACAGAAAGATCGACGAATTAGAAATTGTTGATCAGGATATGAACATTGTATTTAAACAGTATGCATCACAAAAAATTGATGACATCAAATACAAAGTGCTGGTTGAAAAATTGAATGAGGCAAAAGTTACGATGGATGAGGTTGTGGAACTATTTCATGTGAACACTTTGCAGGAGATGGACATCAATCAGTGGAACAGATGCATGAGAAAATTAGAGGTAACGATTGCTTCAAAAGCTGGAAAAAAGGATGATGAGTGATGCACGCGCTTGTGGATATTAAGAAGTACCGGGAGGACAAGAATGGTACGGACCTTATGATATATGTTCCAGATATGCAGCTTGGGGACATGCTCCGAAAGAAAAGAATTCAAAATGCAGAAATCCGATTTGATGATGGGCGGCATATCTCCGCGGAGCAGCGTAAGAAAGCCTATGCAACAATCCGGGATATAGCAGACTACACCGGATATTTGCCGGAAGAAATGAAACAGATCCTGAAATATCAGCATATGATTCGCACGGGCGACGCTTATTTTAGTCTTTCTAATTGTTCGATGGACACGGCGCGGGAGTTTATCAATACGATACTCGAATTTGCTCTGGAAGAGGGAATACCGCTGTCAGAAAATGCAATAGAGCGCACGGATGATATAGGGAAGTACCTCTATTACTGCATTATGCATAAGAAGTGCGCTATATGCGGTAAAGACGGAGAAATCCATCACGAGGATGCGATCGGTATGGGGAATGACCGGCGCAGAATAGATGATTCTGGATATAAGAAAATCTGCCTTTGCCGGATGCACCACACGATGGCACATCAACTCGGAGTGAAACGTTTTCGGGAGATGTATAAGGTTTACGGCATTGTTTTGTAAAAGAGGGTTGAAACACCCGCCTGTAGGCGAAAGAAACCGATCATGCGGAGACTTATTATATCACGAACTGTCGAAGCCATGATGATACCTCCGGGGTCGTCCCGGAGGGGGAAGGAGAAGTAATTGGAAGAATTAAAGGTTACAGAATATAGAGGCATGAGAGTGCTGACAACGCAGCAGATTGCAGAAGCGTATGGCGTTGAAGCAAAGAAAATCACAGATAATTTTAACAACAATAAGAGCAGATATGTGGAAGGAAAGCATTTTATTTGTCTGGATGGTGAGGAGCTGAAACGGTTCAAAAGCGAAACCGAAAATTTAGGTTTCGCTAGAAATTTGAATAAACTTTACCTCTGGACAAAGAAGGGTGCGTTCCTCCATGCAAAATCTTTAAATACGGATACGGCATGGGAAGTATACGATCGTCTGGTTGATTCTTATTTTGATCACAGCAATCTGCTTGAGGGGATGTCGCCAGAGTTGAAAGCCGCACTGATCGTAGATAAGCGTGTGACCAAGGTAGAACATCGCATCGACCACATCGAGAACGATATGCCGCTGTTCGGCGCAGAATCGGATGAATTGTCGGCACATATCAGACGCAGAGGCGCGGAACTTCTCGGCGGCAAGAAAACGGAAGCATATCTGGACAATGCGATCCGGCAGAGAGTGTATCGGGATATTTACAACCAGCTCCGCCGGGAATTTGGAATCTACGATGATGAGGGCAAGATGAAGAGTTACAAGGCGTTGAAGAGAAAGGATCTCGCGGATGCACATGAATTTGTTGACTGCTATACGCTTCCGGCGTACCTGGTGGATCAGATCAATGATTGTAATGCACAGATGCGGATGGGTGGTGCGGATGGAGTATAAGTTCACGATCCCGGAACTTACCGCGGGACAGGCGAAAATGACGCTGAAAGACCTGCTTAAGGACTTAGAAACGGGGTGATCGGTTGGATGGCAACTACATAAAATTGAGCCGGGGGTTGCTGGAATGGGAATGGTACACGGATATCAATACCACCCGGCTGTTCATCCACATGCTGTTGAAAGCCAACTGGAAGGATGGAAATTTTAAAGGGACAACGGTTTCGCGTGGATCATTTGTCTCGTCCATCGGGAAGCTGGCGGGCGAAACTGGACTTACGGAGCGCGAAATTCGGACAGCAATTTCGCATTTGAAAAAGACAGGCGAAGTGACAAGCAAAACGACAAACAAATATACCGTATTTACAGTGGTTAAGTACGATTTATACCAGACGAGCGACAAGCAAAACGACAGTCAAGAGACAAGCAAGCGACATTCTAACGACATTCTAACGCCAACAATAGAAGAAAAGAAAGAAGGAAAGAAGGGAAGAAATACACCCCCTATATCCCCCGTGGAGCGGTTCGTGGAATTTGCTGCAGCCTACCCGAAAGAATGTACTGGCTATCTGGCAGAATCGGAATACTGCAATGCGGTGATGGCTGGCGTACCGGAGGATGATCTGATACGGGCGGCGCAGAATTATGCAGATGCTTGTTGGCGGGACAGAACGGCGGAGCGGTACATCAAGAAACCGGAGAACTGGCTTCGTGAGAACGTATTTATGCAGTACCTAAAAGGAGTGAGCAATGGAGCAGATGGAACAAACGCTGGAGAAAATACTACAGCGCATGAAAAATCGATCAATGAGCGGCTCGGAGAACTTGGAGACACCGGAGAATTTGAAGGATTCTGATGTGTGTCCGATATGCAATGGTACCGAGTGGATATTGACCGAAAAGGACGGTATCACAACGGCGGTGGAATGTAAGTGCCGGGAGCGGGCGGCGATGTCAAGGCGGTTGCGGTTTGCGGATATTCCGGAAGCGTTCCGGGGGATGGATTTGAAAACCTTCCGTACGGACGTGTATCGACAGCCGGACAGCAAAAAGACGGTGGCAGATGCCTGCCGGATCATAAAGGTTTACCTGGATGATTTCGGGAGCCAGAGGGATCAGGGCATGGGGCTGTTTATCTGGTCCCGCACAAAGGGCAGCGGAAAAACACGGATCGCCGCAGGTATTGCGAATGAGCTTATGAAAAGCTATGCGGTTAAGTTTGCAGTATCACTGACCATCCTGCAGGAGATCAAGAATACATGGCGGCGGGATGCCGAATACAGTGAGAGTCGGTTACTGGATGCACTTAACACGGTGGATGTGCTGATTATCGATGATTTCGGCGTGGAATCCCCGGCGGCGTGGATCAACGACAAGATGTACCAGATCATCAACGAGCGGTACATCAACAAGAAAGTGACTATCTTTACGAGCAACGAATCATTGGACAGTCTGCGGTACGATGACCGGATCACGAACCGGATCAAGGAGCGGACATATCAGATTGCTTTTCCGGAGGAATCGGTTCGGGACCATATCGCGGAGCGGAATCAGGAAGAGATGATTGAAAAAGTTATGAGAGGACAGGGCAATGGAGAGAAGAAAAAGAACGAGCATGTATGACCCGTACCGAGAGGATATTGTGGCGGCACTCGAAGCGGGCAAGACGATCAGACAGATTTACGATGAGATCATATGCCCGGCGCTGAACGGCGGGTGCGAATACAGCGGCTTGGTGTATTACGTGAACAAAAACGGTCTCCGGTACGTCACAGAAAATGACGGTTATGAGCCGGTGCATATCTGTGCAAAGTGTGAGCATTGCGGTCAGATCCAGCGGGAGCGGTTTGATCCCATGAGAATTTGCAAGGAAGCGGAGCGGGAGGTGCTGCTGCGGAAGATGGAGGAATCCTGTCAACAGCAGACCGGCATGAGTCTGCGCGACTACGGACAGCAGTTTCGAGAGGAACAGCGGCA